ATTGTAAATATTTTTTTATTTAATTATTTATTTATATATTTACATATTGAAAATAACAAAAACAACCAAAATGATTACATTAACCACTTCACTAAGAGAAACACTAAAGGCTCAAGATATAATTAGAGACCTTAACATTGCTTGTATTTTTGATATTCAAGAAGAACAAGTTGCATCAAATTGCTGGACTTTTACCACGTTTGAGGAAGACATGGAAGACATTTGCCATGATATTGAAAATATGTTATCTAAATTAGGATTAGTAGAATTTGAAATTTCTTTTAACAACTAAAAACAACCAAAATGACAAAGAACATTTATTCAGTTATGTACTCAGGCAACGCCAAAAGGTATCAAGATTTAAACGAAGAAGTTGTAGCCTATTCAAAGCGCCATGCAGTTGAAATTGTTTATTCAAAAATGCGAAATGAAGATTATTTCCCTGATGATGAGTTTACATGGGGTGGACTTATCCGAGACTGCGATGGCAATGTGATTGCAGACTTTAACGACGAAACAATCGAGTACGATGGAGGCTATTTTTATGCAGAACCATTAATCGGTTAATTATGAAAAAGCCAATAATAGAAACTTACGTTCCGCAAAACAAACGCCTTCCCTTTCAGATTGCTGGAGGGGTTGGCATTGCCTTTATTGTTGGGTTGATTTATTCCCCAATAAATACAAACTACCAGTACACGTCTTTCGTGCCCATCATTGAACGCGACACGGTTTATGTTCATAAAATAACGACGTTGACCTTTCCCGCGAAGGCTGAGGACAAAGCCATTGACGAAAGCGCCTACGGGTCACGGTCGTACGGCTACGAGGTGCGCAAGTTAACAGGGTTACAACTTAGGCAAACATTGGAGGGTAGAGGATTCCGCAACCTTGCAAAAGTTGACCGCTCAAAACTTCGTCGAATATACCTTGCCTATTGCTATGAGTCAATGTTAATGAACGTACACGTTTTAACAGATTTTCCCGTGTCAATGATTTATTCCTTTTTCATCATCGAGGCAACCAGTCAAGGGGTTGAAACCGAACTTTGGCGCAAGCACGCAAACGCTGGAGGGGTTAAGGCTTTAAAAGGTCATGGCACAGTAACTTATAAAACAAGGGAGGTCATCAGGGGAAAAGATAAGTACATTAAGGCTAAATTTATGAGCGCGGAAACCACAGAAGAAGGTATGAACCTTTGGGCTGGTGTTTTGAACTCAGGAAGATACGCCGCCTGTAAAAAAGCAAACTACAAGATTAAAGGGATTAAATTATACGAAAGTATTTGTAAATGCGTTTACAAATCGGGTTATCATACCGACAGGGATTACAAGTTCCGTGCCTCATTGATGGCTGAATACTGGCAAATCAAACGTGATAACTTTCCTTTGAAGAAAGAATACAATGTTTTTTGAATTATTTTTCATTTATTTTTGTAAATATTTTTTTATTTAAATATTTATATTTAAATTTACGTATTGAAAATAACAAAAAACCAATCATGAAAAAATTAACAGTAAAAACACTTTTTGAAATTACTACAACATCAAATGGTAAAATATTTGCAAATGTTAGCGATATTATATTAGTATCTGAGAGAGATTCAGATAATTATAATATTTTAAAAGTAAACAATACCATAATATTTTCTCGCTGGATGAGAAAATTTTGGGTTAACGCAAAATGTAATTAATCACCTTAAAGGGCAGTCCCCCAGCTGCCCTACTTTTTTCACCACTTAACAAACAAAACAAATGGAAAAGAATTTCACTAACACTCAGTTTAAATGGACTTTTGAAAGCATCAGCGACAACATTCCTACAATCATGCTTTTGACAATAGTTTTAACCTATGGGGTTAATGCTTATTTGACCGCTATCTTTTTACCGATTAATTTCTGGATTGCAATCATTGCCTCAACTATTTTACAACTTGGAAGATTTGCGGTCGTTTTTATGGACTTTCTTAACCCTACTAAAGGAAGAAGCCCTTATCCACCTAAAATAGCATTAGGCGCGACGATAATAGCCTTAATCGAAGTTTTCTTCGGGTTAATGGAAAAGTATTCTGGAGCGGAATTTATTACGATGTTCTTTTTTATTGGAACAATCGTCTGTTTTGGATACCTACTTGAAATAAACTTTGTTAACAAAGGGGTTGAGGCATACGGCTTGGAAGAACCAAAGGTTATCAAAAGACGCAAAAGAAGGGTCGCTGCAAAAAAAGTCACCGAAGATGCACCTAAAGAAAGTAAGGGTTATGTAACTTCGTTCCAAACAATAACACTTTGAGGACATACATTGGGGTTGACCCAGCGATTAGAATAAACGGAATGGCGGCTTGCATCATTCAAGACAAAGAGGTAAGATTCACGAAATACAAAAGGTTCGTGGATTTTATCCTCGACGTTCCAAAGTGGACACAATACGAACGCCCCGTGGTTCTGGTAGAAGATTCCAGTCTGCAAAACGTAACCTTTAATTCATCCATTAACCGCGCTATCCTTTCCCGTATGTCCCGAAACGTCGGCATGAATCAAGCCGCTTCGCGTATTGCCTATGAATGGATAAAGGAAAACGGGTACGAGGGTTACAATATTAGCCCTGAGCAAAAGGGGAAAAAGTGGGGAAAGGAAATGTTTATAAAAATCTTCCAAAGCGAAGGTTACAAGTTTGAACCAAATTTTAAACCAGCCAAAATAAGTCAAGACGAAATCGATTGTTTTTCTCTTGCTTTACAGGCTAAAAATTACCAAAAACATGAAAAGAAATAGTGAAATGATTGACGGCATTGAAATAAGCACATGGAAGGAAATTGAAATGATTGCTAAAACTTATCCGAAACCGATTAAATATTCAGACGGTTTAAATAGTAAAATTGCTTTACTTAAATTTTATCTTGAGCCTTTACTTCCAGACTTAAACCCGCCAATGATGGCAATGGACAAAGGTCGAATGCTTACAATAGCATATCGTATGTATAAAAGCACCGACGGGGAGGCGGTCACAAATTTATCATTGAAAATTATAAATCAAATTATAAATTAAGAAATCGATTACGTTTGTTCATAGTTAATATGTGGTGAAATCGGGGTTGGCAATTGCGTCAACCCTTTCCATTTTAAAACGTAACCCCTTGAGTTTTCGCATAATCAACCACCGCGCGGGCATGACAAAGCGCCAATGTGTTCTGAAAGACTGGGTCGAACATCATTAACGCGTCTTTGTAATTGGTAAAGAACCCGTTTTCAGATAACGCCGCTGGCATATTTGTTTGGCTCAAAACAAAGAAATTTTCCTCTTTATCTTTATCGCCGTCAATAGTATCTTTTCTAAATAGCCATTTCGGAAAAGCCTCTTGTACCTCATTGAAAAGGAACTCGGCGTAAATGTCTGACTTTGTTTGTCCCTTAGATGTGAACACCTCAAAACCCCTTGCCGTTGGCGTTGCCGCGTTCCCGTGAATACTTAGGTACAACGAAGCCTCATAATTCTGGGCGTTTATGTTTGCCTTTGCTACGCGCTTGGTAAGGCTAATATCTAAAACAGGGTCATACACATTAATAACAGACATTCCCCAGTCCTTTAAATACTGCTCAATCTTTGCCGCCACTTCCCTGTTGAACACGCCTTCAAAGAACCAGCCGTAGCCGTGGAACTTTGAGTTATTATGCTGAAAACACTTTGACGGGTAGGTTGTGTAATTGTAAGGTAATTTCTTTTTTTCGTCAATGCCGCCGTGACCAGCATCAAGGAATACACAAAATTTATTCGATTTCATTCTGCAAATTGAAAATTATAATTTAATTTAAGGTCTGAGCCAATTGTGTACTTCATCCATATTCCAGCACCAGATTTAGGTGCTAAACCTTTTTCGACCGCATAACCATTAAAATTTATCGGTGCGTTTTGATAAGTTCCCGTTTTAATGTGCCATTGTTGGTCTATGCTTTCCCCGTAACGACTTATACGGTTACGTGTAATTGGTATTATCCATCTGTCGTGAGTGTGACCAGAAATAACAATTTGGGCATCTGGAAGGTAAACTGCTTTTCTATTTGTACTGATACTATCACGCGTTACCGCGCCCCCTCCTCCGTAACCGTGGTGGAAACTTATAATCAAAGGTACTTTTGTACCTTCTTCAAAATAGGCAAAAAATCTACAATAAATATAGCCTGAGTAATTTCCTTGACTCATTTCTAACTGATAACAAATTTTATCAACTATTCCATATTCAATGCGTTTTTCAACGCTTGTCTCATGGTTGCCTGGGGAATAAAAAGCTAAAATAGATTTGTATGGCATTAAAAATTCGACAACATCTTTAATAACTTCATCTATATATCTTGCGGTGTTATATTTTGGATTAAGGTCAGCTTTATTAGAACGAGGGTCGTATTTTCCCTGCATTAAGTCTAACAAATCACCAAAAATAAATACTGGAGCATTTCTTTCCAAAGCTAAATCAAGGTGTTGTTTTAATTTTACTCTATCACAATGAACACTATCTAAATGTACATCTGAGATAAATAAAAAATACCTATCTTTTTGATATACTTGGTAGTCTAAAAATTCATGTGTATTGGGAAATAATTTCTTTAGCATCGTTTTTTTTTTAAAAAGGGGAATAGAAATTAATCTACTCCCCTCGGCTGCCTAAGGTAGCGATTCTTTTGCGCCTATAACTTAAACCCGATGAGCGAAAAAGCCGCTGCTACGAGTGATAATTTAGCGGGTAATTTTACCTCTATCTCTTTCCCAGCACATTCGCGGCTTGTCTCCTTTATCTTGTCCCAAATGATTTGAGCAAGTTGAATATATTCGCGCCAAGTAAATTTAACTTTGTTACCCTCAAGATGTACATTGATTTCACTTGCAAGTTCCGCAAAGTTCATTGAATAACAGCTAATATCACCAAGAGGAGATTTAATGCTGTCGGCTGATTTTAAAGCCTCTTTAAGATTTGTGTTCATATTATTTGTTTTAACGTCTAAAAAATCTAAGAATAATTGTACCAATATTTGTTCCAGTTATGGATTTAATGTTTTCCGAAATACTAAACAATTCTGTTGCTGCAATGATAAAACTGACAGAATATGTAATTTGCGATGGCAGTTGAAAAGTAATACTTGCTCCGTGAAAAATCATGATGCCACAAAAATAAACTACAACCTTTTGTGAAGTTCGATATAAACCTTTGCTTGTTATCTTTTCACCGCGTTTATTTGCCGCAAGGATTCCCGTGACTGTGTCCGCAAAAACAACAAAAATTGTAAAAATCAGGAAATGTTTAATGGGTAGGAAAAACGAAAAAAGCACTCCGCAACAAATAGAATATGCGATGAACTCGTATCCTTGATGTATTAGTTTTAGTATTATTGATTTCATATTTTTTATTTAATAGCTAACCAATAGATTGTTACAGATGTTGATGACGCTTCCATTCCGAGATATGTCCAAACTTGAACACTAAAAGTAGTTGAATTTTTAGCATATACTTCAAATATTAATTTTTGCGCTCCAGCCGTTCCAGCACCCGTAACTATAACCGAAGTTGGATTAAAACCAAGTCCATGATTAACATCGAAAACGGCTGAAGGCGTTCCTGTTGTTGCCGTTGTTGAACCCCTTGTCATTAACCCAGTTTGTGCGACGGTTGTAACCTCGCCAATAACATTGGTATTGCTTTTACCAAGTAAACTTGTAGGGGTTGCCGTGGTTGTAGAAAGGGTAACCGCTCCCGAAATTGTTCCACCAGAACTATTGTACTTTAAATTTATTCTATCTGAAAGTGAGGTCGTGTCTGTTCCAATAGCCGTTAAAACATCACTTGCTGAAAGGTTTAATCCTGTTCCAATAGTAACATCACCAATACCGTTGTTACTTGTATTTTTACCAAGTAACCTATTTGTCCCAGATACAGAACCGCTAATTGTTATTTGATTAGAAAAATTTGCTATTCCCGTGACACTAAGTGTGCCGTTTACATCAAGTGTCTTTGAGGGAGTATTTGTTCCAATACCCACGCGGTCGGTTGACGCATCCACAAAAACCATGTTTGCGTTTCCGTCACTTTCAATTCTTGTATCAAAGTCACCTGAGCCTTCGTTTAATACCGTGGCATTGTTTACCGTGAGTGCGCCTGTCAATGTCGTTGTTGATGTAACTCCAAGAGTTCCAGCAAATGTTGAATTACTGCCAAAATAATTTATTCCTGTTCCTGTTTGATAAATACCATAGTCACCTTTATCACTTGTATTTACAAATAAACCATAATTATTTCCATCTACAGTAGCATTATTATTAAAATAACCAGCGTAAGTAGTACCGTTTGTTCCACCACTATTAGCAAATGTTGCATTAACATCACCTCTTACACCTATTGCAGTACCAAAAGCATTCATATCTTTTTGAACACCTGACCCTTTTACACCAATAGCGCTTCCATAAATTGTTGAACCACTTCCAAAAATTCCTAATGTTGAATTTTCTATATGATGTTCTGCTTCTGCAAAAATTGCGTAGGTTGGTATAAAATTATTACCTCCTGAACGAATAAATAATTTAGTTAAAATTGAATCATTTGATGGGTATGTAGTAGTTTTACTCAATATTCCACCAGATAATGGCAAATAAGTATTACTTGCAACGCCTGAGCGAAGGTAATTTGTAAGCATGGAAGAGGTATCGGAAATATTTAATTTAGTTGCAAATCTGGAAGTAAGATTTAATGAGGTTGTATCTGAATCACGGAAATAAGGCGTTAACATCGAAGCCGTGTCTGCCTTTCTTAAATAAGGTAATAGCATACTTGCAGTATCAGATTTATTTACCTTTAAATTTATACGATTACTTAATGATGTCGTATCAACTGTATTATTTATAATTACCGTATCACCGTTACTAAACTTCCAGCCGCCCTTAGTTTTAATGTAATTGTAAAGAATATTATTTACCGTATCAAGGATAAAATAAGCATTGTTTATACCGCTACTTTTTATTCCTACGGTGTCCGATGCTCTACCTCGATAAACCAACCCGTCACCCGTAGTCTGATAACCTAATCTTTGCTTATTGCCTGTTGCTGGGTACTGGGCATAAAGGGAAATAGATAGGAATAAAAAAAGAATCGAAGGCAATGTTTTTTTGCCTCCAATCCTTTTAACCAAATTACTACCCACTTTTAATAAAACCTCCTGTAATAATATTTCACCGATTTTCCCTAAAGTTTTAAGGAAACGTCTTTCTTTTTTTGGTTTCTCTATCATAATACTATTCCCATTGTGTTATAAATATCTTTTATTTCTTCTTCATCTGAATAACAAGTTGACTCAGGACAACCGATTGCACTTGGAATAAACGCGGTCAAAGGTGTTGAGTAATTGCAAAGCAAATCTTTAATTCTTTTCTTTTTTACGTCCAACCTTTGTAACAAGGTATCTTGATAAAATTTTAAGCCATCAACCCCGACATTTTGCCCATACTCATTGTCTAAAGTGTACAAACCATTTGAACCAAGTTGCATAACCATGTAGGGCGAAGCTTCATAAAGAACGGCATTGGCGCAAAAAGATTTTAATTGTTTATCCCAAATGTCTTGATAAGAAGTTGATGTAAACGCGGTTGAACTTCCCTTGTTTGCTACCATTGAATCATATAACGTCAAGCCAATGGCGGGAACAATCCAACGGAACTCCGCATCTTGAATATGTGGGCTAATAAGCGACTTATCAAGTCTTATATCGGCTGGTGTTGGACGTGCAACCCCTCCAGCTATTACTTCACTCGGTTGTATTAATTGGCTCATTGGTTGGGGTTGTTTGTACTATTTCTACGGGTGCGTAACCCAAAATTTCTCTTTTCTCGTTTAATGAAAGATTTTGTTCAACTGCAACATCACCCATAAAAGACACGGGTAAAGTGTTGGAAATACCAAACGTCACGTCGGTAAATGCTGGATTATATAAACCGATTTCTTTTAAGAAAGGGTTAATAATCTTTGATAGCATTAAGTTTTGACGCGGCTTAATTACTGTGTTTTGCAAGTATTCCATTTCTTGCCTGATTTGTTGGTTACTTCCAAGTTGCCCCGAAGTAGCAAAGCCCGCTAAAGACTTTGACCAACGGTTAGCGACGACAATCGCTGAGGCTGCAAGGTTTTGAAGGTTTAAAAATTCCCCTTCGCTTTCTTTTGAGGTGGGTATAAAATTAGCCTTTAATTTTTCATCTCGTAAAACTTGAACAAATAACTTGTGATTATTTCCCATTCCTGTAAACTTTGATTCAATGCCTTCAACTAAACTTTTAGCTTCAGTAGGGCTCATTGAACCAAAGAATTGTAAAATTCCCGAAGGCATAAAGCCATTTTCAAACTTACTTGTATTAAAACGCTGGATTCTGTATTCAATCTCAGCCCACATCTTCGCACCTATCCACTCAGGTAAACCAAAGTAAAAGTATCCCGCCGCATATTGTTTGACGTGAATAATTGAACGCTCCGTCCCGTCTTCTAATTTCTTAAACTCTGGGTAAATTGGTATTTCCCTAAACCCTTCCCTTTCGTAATATGTCCCCTCGGTTGTCAATGGCACTTCTTCCCAATTATCGTAAATGCCTACCGACCTTATAATCTGGTCGGCTTCCGCTTTCCTTATTCCAATGTTGTAAACTGGGACATGATAAATGTAGGTAAAAGGCTGACTACCAACCTTTCCCCGTACAATTTCTGCAAAGCAATTTCCAAAAGCATCGTAATCAAAAGCCAATGAGCCAAGTACCTCTTGCAAGTTTTGTGAATGCAAGTTTACTTGTCCAATAACTTCTTCAATCTCATTTAAAGAATCATCAGTTATTACCTCACCTTTCATTGATGTTGTAAGTAAGGTATTAGACTTTCCTTTCATAGGGATAAATCCATCGCCTACAACCATGTTTACTTTGTCCTCAATAATACGCCGCAGCGTTGGTGAA